GGTTCTTCGCCAACCGGACCTTCCGGCAGTACCTGCGCGGGGCGCGCGGCTCTGACGGCCAGCGGCTGCTGGACATCAACGGCCGGGTGGATTCGGTCGAGGGGCTGCCGGTGGCCTACGGGGCGCCGGGGCTGTGGCCGACCGGATCGGGCGCGGCGCGGCTGATCGTGGGCGACTTCAACAAGCTGGTGATCGGGGTGCGGCAGGACATGACCTTCCAGATTTTCTCGGAGGGCGTGATCCAGGACAACACCGGGGCCATTCGCTACAACCTGATGCAGCAGGACATGAAGGCGCTGCGCTGCGTGATGCGGGTGGGCTGGCAGATCGCGAACGTGCTGACCTACGAGGAAAGCAACGCGACCAACCGGTACCCGTTCGCGGTGCTCGAGGCGGCATAGGTGGAGCCCGAGGAGGCGGCGAACCTGGAGCGGGAACGGGCGCGGGCGGCGTTCCGGGCGCGGATGCGCCGGCTGCTGAACGCGCCGCGGGACGAGGTGCTCGGGTTCGCCGCCGACTGGCGGCCGGTGACGGACGCGATCCGGGACCGGCACGAGGGGACGGAGGAGCGGGAACCGGCGACGCCGGGGATCGCGAACCTGTAGAGGGGGCGAGCCATGCCGAGGACGTTTTTCCCGCGAATCATCAAGATGCCGACGAAGGGGCTTACTACGCGGCCGCGGTCGCTGGATGTTGCGCCGGTGACGGTGGACCTGCAGCAGACGGTGTCGGAGTGGATCGACGCCGAGACGGGCGGGGTGTACCTGCGGCTGATCGGGTTCGCGCCGTTCGACGGGTACGTGGTGGGCGCGAGCTACATCCCGGACACGGAGAGCGGAACGGGGTTCGATACGACGCAGGCGGAGTGGTACTGGCGGCTGATCAATGCCTACGACGATGGCGAGGGGCGGGAGCCGATCACGGCGTACCTCCGGACGAGGCCGTCGATCGCGCCGCTGACGGAGCTGGACTTCGTGGCGTGGGACGATCCGGTGCCGAGCAACAACATCCGGGGGCACTGGCAGTACGTGCTGGAGGGCGACATGATCGCGCTCTCGGCGTACTTCGATGACAACGGGACGGGGGACCTGCCGGCCGACGTGAAGCGGCCGACGGGGACGGTGATTGTGACGATCGAGCGAGAGACGACCGGCAACTAGCCGGAGAGGGGATGACGCGAGATGCCTGATACGAGTCCGCAGATCGAGATCCTGCAGGCGCAGGTGCCGGGGCAGAGCACTGCCGGCACGGATGACGAGTTCGTGCTGTTCGAGGCGCCGTTCGCCGGGACGGTGACGGCGGCGAGCTACACGACCGACGCGGCGATTACCGGTCACGCGAGCAACAACCGGGTGTTCTCGGTGATCAACGCGGGGGCGGACGGGGCCGGCACGACCAGCGTGGCGACCGTGACCAGCAATGCGAGCAACAGCTTCACCGCGTTCGACGAGAAGGCGCTGACGCTGAGCGCGACGGCGGCGAACCTGGTGGTGGCGGCTGGGGACATTCTCAAGTTCAAGTCTGACGCGCAGGCGAGCGGCGTGGCCGATCCCGGCGGCGTGGTGGCGGTGACGATCAGCCGCAGCTAGCGGCGGGGGGTTGCCGGTGAACCAGACGGAGGCGCGGGCGCGGATCGAGGATGACACGCAGTGGCAGACGGCGCCCGCGCTTTCGTCGGGTGAGGTGGACCGGCTGGTGACGCGGGCGCTGGCGGCCGACAGCCTCGGGCGGAATCCGGGCGATACGGGCTACGTGAATACGTGGACGGAGCGGTCGGTGCGGTTCGCGGTGGCGGTCGGGTGGCAGTGGAAGGCCGGGAAGGCGATCGCGCTGACGGATGTGCAGGTGGGCGATGTCCGGGTGTCCGGGCGGAGCGGCCTGCACGCGCAGTGCCTGGCGATGGCGCGGCGGTTCGGGGGCGGGCAGATCAGCAGCCTCGGGACGCTGACGACGCCGACGGTGCTGAGTGACGACTTCGACCTGGACCTCGAGGTGCCGGGGCTGCGGGAGGACGCATGAGCTGGCCGCTGGATGCGGACACGCTGGCGGCGCTGCGGTCGGTGGATACCGCGGCGATGCCGAGCACGTGCCGGCGGGGGCGGCGGACGAAGGCGGTGTCTGGCGGGCGGGTGACGTACGGCACGAGCGTTAGCTGGAGCAACACGTTTGCGTGCCGGGTTGGCGCGGGCGACAGGCCGATGGAAGAGCAGGAGCAGGTGGGGCGATCGGGCTGGGAGATGGAGGCCGAGATCGCGGCGCCGCTGGGCACGGACATCGTGGCGGGAGACTGGATCGAGGCGGTGACGACGCCGATCCCGGCCGGGTCGAGCACGACGCGGGTGTGGGAAGTGGTGGGGGAGCCGCTGGCGCGGTCGTACATGACGAGCCTGCGGGCGCAGGCGCGGCGGATCGGGTGAGTTGATGGCGGCGAAGTATCTCAAGGTGAAGAAGGACGGGCGGGCGATTCACCGCATCTTCGGGGAGAAGCAGCGGGAGGTGTTCGCGCGGGACTGGGCTCCGTTCGGCTGGGAGATCGTGGGGGAGCAGTGGCATGGGGAGCCGGAAGGGCGGGAGCTACGGGGGGAAGAAGGGCGGCAAGGGCGGCAAGGGCGGCAAGAAGGGGTGAGCCTGGATGGGGCGGCCGAAGCCGGTGACGCTGCCGCGGAGAGCGGTGAGGCGACGCAGCAGAAGGCTCCACGACGCAAAAAGAAGGCCGCAGAGGGGCCCGAATCCGTCGAGGTGGGCGATACCCACGATGCCGGGAACGAGCCGTTCTGATGGCGCGGCCGCTGGCGACGGTGCAGGTGCGGTTTGACCGGCTGGGGGAGCTGGCGGCGCGGATGCCGGGGGCGGTGTCCGGGGTGCTGACGCGCGGGGCGTATGCGACCGAGGCGGGGATGAAGCAGCGGGTGCCGGTGCGGACGGGGAACCTGCGGAACAGCATCCAGACCGAGGGGGCGACGCCGCGGAGCCTGCGGCTGGAAGTGTGGGCGCACGCGGCGTATGCGGCGCACATCGAGTACGGGACGCGGCGGATGCCGGCGCGGCCGTACACGCGGGAGACGGTGGAGATCACGTTCCGGGACACCGTTGAGGAGTTGCGGGCGCTGGAGCGGTTGCTGTGAGCCTGGCGACGGCGACGGAAGCGGTGACGACGTGGATGGCGGGGGCGATCGCGGCGGGGTTCGCGGCGGCGACTCCGGCGATTACGGGGGTGCCGGTGTACGTGGCGGCGGCGCCGTGGGATGTGCCGCGGCCGGTGCGGAACGCGAATGCGCCGTACATCACGCTGCGGCACCTGGGAAGCGCGGACCGGGTGGTGATCGGGGGTCGGCTGATCGCGAGCGTGACGCGGATCGAGGCGACGGCGTGGGAAGAGGGGACGGATACCACGCGGATCGGGCCGGTGGTGCGGGCGATGCACGCGGCGCTGCACGGGCAGCGGGGCGGGACGGTCGGGGATCTGGTGATCACGGGCTGCGTGCGGGACGCGGCGGTGGAGCGGCAGATCGACGAGGGTGACTACCTGTACACGCAGCTGGGCGGGGAGTACCTGATCCGGATTAGCGGCACGTAGCCGCGGGGAGGGAAGACGGGGATGACTGAGCGAGCATCGGTGTTCGAAAGGCTCCAGATCGGGGCCGAGGCGACGAATGCGCGGGGAACGAGCGTTTCGGCGGCGAAGGTGCTGCCGAGTTTGAGCGTGGTGGCGTCGCCGCAACTGACCACGAGCCGGTTCCGGCCGCAGGGGCGGAAGCTGGACAGCCTGGTGGTGCCGGGGCAGCGGTGGACCGAGGGCTCGGTCGAGGGGCGGCTGACCTACAACGAGATCATCTACCCGCTGGCGTCGCTGCTGGGGAACGTGAGCCCGACCACGCCGAGCGGGGCGACGAATGCGCGGCAGTGGTCGTTTGCGATGAACCCGGACGGGCCGGCGACGTACCGCAGCTACACGATGGAGACGGGTTCTTCCACGCGGGCGGCGAAGTTCACCCACGCGGTGTTCTCGGCGCTGAACATCGACTTCAGCCCGACGGAGATCACGCTGGGCGGGACCGTGCTGGGGCAGAAGTACACGGACGGGATCACGCTGACGGCGAACCCGGTGGACATCGCGCTGATGCCGGTGGATCCGAACGACGTGACGATCTACGTGGACGACACGGCGGCGGGGCTGGGCACGACGGCGATGGAGCGGGTGTTCGCGGCGTCGCTGGGGATCACCGGGGTGTACGGGCCGGTGTGGACGATCAACGCGGCGGAGAGTTCGTTCGCGAGCCTCGTGGAGACGGCGCCGGATGCGAGCCTGAACATCACCTTCGCGGCGGACGCGGTGGGGATGGGGTTCCTCGGCGTGTTCGAGGATGGGGCGACGCGGTACGTGCGGGTCGAGGCGGCGGGGCCGGAGATCGAGAGCGGGCAGGACTACACGCTGACGATCGACATGGCGGTGAAGTGCGAGGCGGTGTCGCTGGCGGATCAGGACGGCGTGCTGGGCGCGGCGTGGACGATGCGGCTGGTGGATGACGCGGACGTGACCGGGATCGAGGTCGTGGTGAAGAACAAGGTGGCGGCGCTCTAAGGCGCAGGGAGATCCCCGCATGACGTTGACCCTGGCGGATTTTGCAAACACGGAAGTCGAGACGGTGGTGGAAACCAGCGCGGGGCCGGTGGCGATTCGCTACCGGCCGAACGCGCTGACGCCGCAACTCGAGGCCGAGATCGCGCGGAGCACGGGTGAGGCGGCGACGGACACGCTGCTGCGGACCTACTGCGCGGTGGTGGCGTGGATGGACGTGGAGGGGCCGCTGCACGATGCGGCCGGGGCCGAGGTTCTTGGGCCGGGCGAGCCGCTGCCGATGGAGCCGGGCTACGTGGGGATGCTGCCGAGCCGGTTGCTGGCGCAGGTCTTCGCGGCAGTGCAAGAGGACATGAACGGCGGCCCAAAACCCGTGAGCGGCTCAAGCGGTGGCTCGTTCACGAACGGCTCGAACCGGGCGGCCCGCCGGAGTGGTACGGGCTGATCCGGGCGGCGCGGTACATGGGGGTCGCGCCGTGGGAGTTGCTGGAGCGGCCGAGCGCGTGGCGGGACTGGGCGCTGATGGCCGAGGGAGCGGAGGCGGAG